TTTTTTTTCAAGCAGAAGACGGCATACGAGATTCGCCTTAGTCTCGTGGGCTCGGAGATGTGTATAAGAGACAGGTATGCGGTGTTGAGGGCGGTGTTGAACTCCACAGTAGGTATCGTGGAAATATAGATGTCGGACCAACTGTCATAGTCACGCACCGAAACCTTCACCGTGCCAGCAAGCTTGAGATTGCTGTCCAAATTGGGCGACATGTACAGCTCCGCAAAGTAATCCCTTCGCCCTGAAAAGGCGGAGATCGGGGGCGTAAAATAGACCTTGATGGACTTTTGCTCCGCATCGCCACCGCCCAGATTCCCCCACACCATCTGAGACGGAGCAGACCGATGCACGTTCCCGGCAGAATCTACAAACCCAACCACAACTTGCAGCTTCGTGTACTCCGTATTGTCTTGTGCTGTGTAAACGTTTTCCCAGTAAACGTCTGACGGGGGGCCGCCGTCGTCATCTTCAATGCCTACGATTTCAGGGCGGTCGATGACATACGCTTCACTCATGCTCGTCCCGGTCAACCATACCGGCACAGCAGAGCCGACCATGATTCCGTTTCCGAATGACTCCGAACGCACGTTCTCCATTGTGTCCAGCGAGACGATGTTCAGCGCAGCAAATGACTCCGGAGGAGACAGCTCCCCAAAGGCTTCGACAAGACGGGTGCCCGTAGGCGAGCGCAGTGACCAGAGCAAATCCTCCGGTATCAAGACTTGGCGATTGATGTGCATGAACTTGCCCGAGTAAACCCCGAGCTTGCTCGGGCCAACCCACAGCTTGGGGAGCTGCGTAGTAGTCTCGTCGGATGACGGGTTGCAGCGCCTGCTCGCGTTCGCTCCCATGACGCCAAGCACGGAGACGTTGCCTCCGTCCTGAATCTCGCAAAGAACACTCGATACGGGCTTGTTCTGTGGACCAAGGATCGTATTTCCAACAATCGCATCGTCGCCAGCATTGTTTACCTTCGGTGTGTATACCGACCATTGCTGCAATACTGCGTAATACTTCCCGCCATCACACGCGAGTCTGGAGGCAAGACGCTGCGCGTACAGCGTGCCATTGAACGTAGACGGCGAACCGGTTGCTGAGGCCAGCTCCGTATATTCGAGCACAGGCTTGATGTCGCCCGTGTTCCAGCCAGTTCCGCACCATACCGCTGTTTCTTCCGGCGCCTTATGGAACATGGCCAACACATCATTCGTGCTGTCGTTGAACACAACCGATCCGTGACCGTAGTAGTTCTCGAAATCACCGCTCTCCACATTGTCCACGATGTCCTCGAACCAAGACAACGCCATGTCCGAGTACTGATATTTCACAACACGAACGAGCGTTTTCTGTGTTGGGTACGCCGTGCCCTGCCTTTCGACGTGCATCGACACGAGTTCCGAACCATCGCTTGAGATTGCCACGGCAAGTGGAGACGACGTGCTATTGCCAGAAACTATTGTTGATGTCACGCCATAGTTTCTTCCGTTGCTGGCAAGTCTCCACAGCAAAATGTCTGGGTCTATACCGCCGCGCCCTTTGTACAAAAGAATGCCCGCAGAACCGTCATCGGCAAAATCTATTTGGTACTCCGCACTTCTTTGCTCTCCGCGTGCCGTCGCAAAACCAATACGCGCGGATGCTGGATCCGGTGCATTCGTATCTCCATCAAACGACCACGCGCCATCCCAGTAGCAATCCACAAGTGAAGAGTCGCTCCCGGCGAAACTGTTCGTTGCTGGGTGATACACATTGTGTTTAATTTTCGCGAACGCCCCTTCCCCTGTGTCCAGGTAGTACACATGGATCCCAGGATCTACATCGGGCTCCGCAGGGTCCACCATCTTCGGAAACACCTGCGGATCCATACACAAAGGAAGTCTCTGCTCCCCGCGAAACGTTCCATCTATTGAATAAGACTGGATCGTGACCTCATGATCGTTTGCAAATGCAGCTTCTGGGACACCAACCTTGGTAGAGAATGCCACGCAGTAGTAAAGGCCATCGCGTGATACGCATGACGTGTAGCTTCGTGCCCCCCACTTGGCCGGTGTGCGTACAGGAATCTCCAGGTTGCGAATGCCAATGTCACCATTGTTCTCAACATCGCCCCACTCCCCATCGTAGTAAAGACCGGCGCGTTCGGTCATGGTGTACAACGTGTCATTCACGCTGTGCAGCATATAGGGGTCGGTCAGAGAGATCGTAGGACCACCGGGCCAACCAAGACTCTCGAACCCGGGGCGCTTGCTGTACGAGCCGTCGCGCTCTTCGTACAGGTTCTCCGTGTAATCCACGGCAGGGGACTTGGCCAAGAACCGATCGGTATCGTCGGTCATGCCCTTGTAGAACAGCACGCTCTTGGTTGCGGACTTGAGCTGAGACTGTGGAGGTGTTCGTCGCTTCGCCATTAAAACACCCAAAACGCATAGGTATCGTCGTCGCCGCGAACGATGAGATTACCGCTCGATGTGCTCCACCCTACATTGGATCCGCTCGTGGGATTCATCTGCCCAATGAGTATCGCGCCAAGCATCTCCCTGCCGATGGGGTTGCTCACGACGCCCTCATTGCCAGTCACTGTTACCTCTACGATCTCGCCGTCCGTGATCGTATCGTCCCCCGCCGGGCGGGAGCTGCGAGAGACGGACCCCTGAAGGGCGGAGATGGCCTTGGCACCCTCACCGAACCCCTGGAGAATGGGTCCAGCCTTGGCCATCAGAACCCACCTCCGAAGTCAGAACCCCCAAACCCATAACGATAGGCTACGTCTCGAATGCGCCGTGGACCGTTGAAGTCCATGCTCAACACGCCGTTCTCGATACGCTCCGTGAGGAGTCCCTGCATGTACATCAGCGAAGAGGTGTCGCGCTCTATCTTGGTCAGCATCCGAATGGCGGCACCCAGCATGACGTGCTCAAGCCACGAGGCCGGGTTGTCGAGACTATCTGAATCAATCGACAACACCTTGGGCTGCGGGAAGTAGATGATCGCAAGCGCCTCTTGAGGGGATGGAAACACAAACACGAAGCGCTCTCCGGTGTTGATGTGCCATCGCACGAAGTACTTTGGCTGTGCGTGGTCATACCAGTTGTCCGCAAGTTCTGCGTACTGCGCAGGGTCTGCCGGGATACCTGGGATGTAATACTCTCCCCGCCTGCTGTGCAAAGACACAAGGCGGTAGAAGTCGCCGGGAAGCCTGTAAGAGAACTCTCCCACCTTGGGTGGGGTGGTCGCGTTCACCGCGAAGAGCTTGGCGTTGTCCGATGCAACGATGAGGTCGTACAGCTCGTGCCACGCATCGTTGACAAACTCATTCGCCAATGTGTCGGAGACAGCGTCCGAGTCGAGCGTCATGTCGGCGCGCTGTCGCGCACCTTCCCGTAATTGGCTTAGAGTTTTCATAATAGAGGCCCCCAGCCCCCGGGGATGGCCCGGGGGTTAGGGATTCGCTGTTAGGCGAAGCGAATGGTCATGTTATGCCCAGGCGCGCGGCAGGCGACGTTGTAGTATCCACCAAGGCGGAACTCCACTTCGTCTGCTCGTTCGAGCTTGTGCAACTTGTTTCCGTCGTCCGAAACAAAATCCGGGAAACGGTCGATGGAGAAGAACTCCCAGGTTTCCTTCTGGAGCAGGTATCCCCTGTCCTCCGGGCACCACGGATCGGAAACGACATTGATCTTGCCGCCGCCTGCGTTGATCACGATCGAATCGAAGCCAGTCTTGGCATCCGACCCCATCATCATCTCGTAGCGCGACTGCGAGGCAAGGTTCGTTTCGAGTGCGGCCCACTTCATGGGACCAAGGAACAACGCATCAGGAGAACCTTCGTTCGCCTGAACCTTTGCGGCGGCCGTTCGGACGACCTCAGAGAGCCCTCCCGCAGGTAGCGCGCCGGTTGCGTCGTAGTCAAGCATCAGGAGTCGCTCCTTGTACTTGGCTCGTTCCACACCCTTGAAGAACTGTCCTGCCGAAACGCTCGACGGGAGAGGGCCCCACGACCCAAGGCCGTCCTGGCAGAGGCTCGTGGATGCGCCATCCGCAGCATCACCAATGACGAACAGGAAGTTTCCTGCGCCTGCGGTACCTGCAGTGGCCCATCCGGCCGGAACCGTATCGAACGTCAGCGTGAAGGTTTCAAGGTTGATCGCTGTGATCTTGGCGCTGCCCGTCAGGACAGAGCCACCCGCGTCACCCTCTTCCACCAGAACGCACGTTCGACGTAGGCTAAACCGTCGAGCTTCTGTGGCGTTGGTCAGAACAACTGTTCCGGCCGCGCCTGCGGTGATGGCCGTGGACACGCCACGGGCACCCGTTCCATCTCCATACACCATGGCTGCACACGTATTGGCAACCTGGTTAATGGCCGAGTCAATCCGAGGAGTGAGCGCCCTCATAAATGCGCCCATATCGTTCTTCATGGCCCGGATGGTTTCCCAGTCGAGAGTTGCAGTCGCATATCGCTTGACGCGATTGAGCGACCAAACCTCGTGGGAGTCCCCATCTCGTGCATCGACAGCTTCAACGAAGGTTGCCGACTCACCGGGGATGTCATCGATCGTGATGGGCATTTGATACCCGTGTCCAGGAGTGGACGCGGGGGACCCGCCGACTACACCAGTTTTCTTTGGCATCCAGGCATAAAGCGGCCTGTTTTTGAATGCCATGTTGTAGACGCGACGATCATCGTAGTACCGCTTCAGTAGTGGAGCGGCATTGGTCAAAAGATCAAATGGTAATGCAGCCATTTATTGTCCCTGATATTCCCGCAATAAATACTTGAGATGGTCGTCGTCGGAGAGTGTATCCCTGTCGATCGGATCCCCAATGTTCATTGCACTGTTGATTGACACTTGATCTTCGCGTTCTTGCTTTACTTGGCCTTTTGTGTAGCCGAGCCGTGGGGCGCATCGTTCAACGATGGCCATCAACTCAGTCTCTACCTCGCGTGCTGCCTGTGCTTCGCTCATCATATGTCCGCCCGGCAATCGCATGTTGTTCATCTTCTGAAAAACAAGTCCTTGCTGGCCGATCTCATTGAGCAACGGGAAATGCTCTGCATTCTCCGTCACCCACGTAGTTACTTTTCCAGAGACTTCGTTGTACTCTGCTTGCCGTTGTCGCTCCTGAAGGCGGCTCTGGAGCGTCTCATGACTGTTACGAATCTCTGCAAGCTCGCCTTGGAGCTTCTTCATCAAAGTAGACTGACCATCGTCAGCCTCTTTTATCTGGCCGGATACTTCGTCGTACTTCTGTTGGTCGGGTGCTCCGGTACCGCTCAGTGCGCGTAACGCCTTGACCTCGTCCTGGAGCCTCGCGTACTCCGCCTCCTGGGCTCTGCGCTGGTTGATGGACTCCACCTGCGACAGGGTTCGGTTCACGCGGTCCGCGATGATGGAGCTGTCGGGTACGGATGGCGCTTGCGTGGCGGTACCCGCAACGGCCTCCGCGTCGATCGGGGCATTGTCCACGACGGCGTCTAGTGAGGGGGCTGGCTCTACTTGTTCTTCCATGGCTTATCCTTGCACGGCTGTTGGCGCCGTTCCTTGCTGTGGGTCCTGCGGCACGGCCGTAGGAGTCATCATTCCTTGCTGGGCCACGACAGCAGCCATGATCTGCTTCTGTCGCATCTCGTTCGCTCTTACAATCATTCGTCGCAGTGTGGCCAGGTTCTGCTCTGGCACTCCAGTATCGGCTCCGCGCTGCTCTTCCATGTTGGCGCGAATCACAAAAAGGTCGAGATCCATGAATGGCGTTGGCGAGACATACTCGTTGTCGTCGAGCGCCTTCTCAATCATGTTGTCGATGTTGTGCAGGGTGGCTGTGGCCACGTCGCTCTCGTGCTCCAGGTCGGGCGAGTTGATGAGGTCACGCTTGGCCGCCTCGGACATGTTCGGGAACATCTGCACCAGACGCTCCGCTTCGCCAAGACGGGCCGAGAAGGACTCAGATAGCGAGGACGTGGGTGCTGCGCGGATGACATAGGAGTCCTCACGCGGATCGATCGACACCTCACTCCAGCTCAACTCCGTGATGGTGTTCTTGTCATCCTCGATGACCACCTTGAAGCTCTTGTTCTTCTCGTAAATCTCGCGTCCCACGGCGACGTTGTTCTCTGCAACGTCCTGCACGAAGAACTCGAACTTGCGAAGCTGAGTAGCAAATGGGACCGACTCGATCTGGAAGTAGTTTTCAACTGCTCTTCCAGTTTCCAGACCTGCTGGCATACGATCACCCGTAGCCTGCGCACTCGAAAGTCCTGCAATCTTATAGGCTCTGGCTTCATGCTCGCGAACATACGAGAGTAAATCACCGGGCACTGTCGGGGGCATGACAACTTGAGGAGGATCGCTGCCAGCGTACTCGATGATGGTTCCGGGGGCGTTGGTGATGTCGCTTGCTTGAATCTTGGAGCCCTGACGCACCAGTACGTAGGGGTTGGGAAGGAACTCGATCGCTGTGTTCACGCGCTTAAGGGTTACGTTCGCATCTACATGAACACCCAGCAGGTCCTCGCCCAAGCCGATCCCATAAAAGGTATTGTTCGGGTCCTGCTTCCAATTAAAGAAAGCGAAAGGGAAGGTGCGCCGGTTGTAGGGGCTGATCTGAAGGATGGTCTGGTCACACCAAAGTACACGAACGCCGTCCGGACTTGTGCCGTCTTTGTTCAGGTACGAAGGGAGATGCCAGCTCTCAATGATCTCGCATGTGTCGATGTTCGACATGTGCTGACCGAAGTAACTGACATAGCGCGCATGGTCGGATACGGTTCCAGCTCTCTCGATCTTGTCCTTGAACTTAGGAAACCACACCTGGAGAGCCCGCTTGCTCACATACCGGCGATGATGAAGGCGCGTTGGCTTGTCAAAGATCGTCTCTTGCAGGTCTACGAAGAGATTGCCTGGGAAGCACCGCTCGGCCTGTACACGGTCTTCGCGATAAGCCTTGAAGAACTTGAGCGCGCCCAGTCCATACAGCAGCGCATCCTTGACGCTGGCATCGAACTTCGCGCTCTCATGCAGCTTATGGACCTGCATGTCGTTCCATCTCTGCATGTGCTCCGCACGGCGCTGAAGTTTTCGGTTCGCACCGTGCGTCATAAAGCGGGCACGCGGCTGGCTCTTGACGATGCGACTGTGGACCTCATCCACGACCTGCTTCATCAGGTTGTACGCACACCGTGAGTACTTGCCCTGGCCGATCGCCCAACTGGCCTCGAAGTTGCTCATCAGCGGAGAGCCCGCGTCTATACGCCTATTGGAGTAAAGCGCCCCAAACGTCTCGTAGCTTTCAAGCCGCTGGTTCATGTTCGCGAGGTGCTGGAAATCAGCAGTCAGCGCGGACAGCGTGTCGGCCTTCTTCTTCGTCAGCCACCAATAGACATCGCTCTGACCTGAGCCACCCCACGTTCCGTCGGGGCCGAAATCAACCATGGTCGTGAGTATGGGCAGACTTGGCGCAAATAGGCAAGCAAACGGTCAGAATAGCGCAATGTCGTCCCAGATTTGTCCCAATGCGTCGCCGGAGTCCGCTGCGTGGTCCACATGGTACTGCTCCATCGCGTCTTCTTTCTTCGCGTACCATTCGCGGGTGCCGTACTTCGTGTCGTCGATGCGCTGAAGGTCAAAGTAGTGGTGACGGGCCAGATGGTAGGCGTACTGGAAGGCATCTGCGCTGTGGTCCGCAAATCCCTTCTTGTAGACGAACTTGCCTTGCTGGCGCTTGTCGGCATCCCATTCGAGGACCATCAGGTCTGCGATCATCTTCTCGTTGTTGTCTCGGACAATCTGGAGCTTGCCTGCGGCGAAGTCGCCATTGATGGTGGCGACCTGGCTCCCCTTGTGGGTCTTTTCGGCTCCCTTGATGGGTAAATTGGTCATTTTCTTCCAATCCTCAGCCACCAGCTTACCCGCACCACCTGTATCAATCGCAATTTCGTGGATCTCGTATTTGGAGCAGAATCGCTCCGTCCTGGTCAGGGCTTCCATCGTAGTGAGGCCCGCTTCTTCATAAGAATCAAGCACAAACGCCTGGCCGAGGGTTTGAGAGCTGGCGATGACGACCCAGGAGAAGGGGTCCACGAATCCCACGTCCACCCCGAGCGTGTACTGCCAATCGTCCACCGCATCCTCGGGGAAGTTGGCGATGAGGCTCACACCCTGACGGAACTTGAAGGCACGGGCCGCATCGTCGCGAACCCACTGTCCCAGATACTCTCGGCGGTACCCGGGGTGCTCATCGTCCCATCCTCGTCGTCGCATGACGTTCTTGATGAACTCCTGGGGGTTGGGCATCGTCGGGTTCTCGAAGAAGGTCCACGAATGGTGGCTCCAGGCTTCGGAAGCCGCGCCCTGGTCCATCTCGTAGAACACGCCGACCGGGGCCACCGAGGGGGTGCCCGATACGCCAATCC